CATACGTTCAAGGGTCCGCGGCTCGTCTCCGACACTTGGAGCCCGCGGGCCCCACATGGCCATGTTGAACAGCCCGCCGCCGTCCACGGCGAGCACGTCGACGTCCACAACTTCGACTTCAGGCGGGCTATCGTACGAGTACTCGTCGTCAGTGTCAACTTCGTCAACGGCGAGATCGCCAAGCTCCGCACGAGTGCGCGGTTCCGTAGTGGTCACATTTGCAACGGCGTACCGCACGTACGTGTACCGGCCTGCGTGTGTTGCGTTGTAAGTGACGGTGACGGTGTATGTTCCAGGCTGAAACACGTCTCCTCCGTTTGCAAGAAATACCTGAGCGCCCCACACCATGTTCGTGATTCCATTGTGGAGACCGCCCGGTGGAAGGTGCGGGCCGAAAACGGGATAGAGCCCACCAGGCTGCATGCCCGGTAGGCCGCCAGGCGGAAGATGCGGACCAAACACTGGCAAAGGACCCACCACACGGCCGGAACGCAGCATCATTTTACACACCCGATGCTCGTTGTGGGTTTTGCGCGGTGTGCTGTGTGTGCAAGGCAACAGAGTAAAAAATACGGGCTGGCGTGCACGCGGTGCACGTGCACCAGCAATTCCGAACAACTGCTCAACCCGCAATTCCGATTAATCACGTGCACGTGTTGCTACTACTGTTTGCACGTCGCCTGAACCGACTTCCACATCGTTGCCTTTGCTGCCTTCCCCATACCCGTGGTGTTAACCTTCTTTGCGGAATCTCGGTAAGGAACAAGAAACCCTTGCAGCGAAACCATCTTTGCACCCTTAACCGGGCCGTCAGCTGCCGTGAGATCATGCGTCAGAAACTTCGAATGTTTCTTTAGAGACGCGTTATCGACCTTCTTAGTAATAGATGCGCCTTCGCTAGGCAGCCGCTGAGCAACCAAAACATTCGCGCTTAGCGCATCCATGACAGCCTTATGTGCGGCTGCATTGGGCACATAAAACGAGGTAAATGCGTCTTCCATATCTTTACACTTCTTATCGTATGCTGTATCCCTAGACCCGTCTGTGCGAAAAGCGTTTGCAAACGCCAAGTGTTTTACCCGGCGCGACATGTCCGTTTGGTTGCATTTTAAATTAATTCGTACAAAATTATCACGTGCACGTAACTTGTTTAAATTATCTTAAACAACAAACAAATAAAGTTAAAATGGCTCGGTCCGAAGACTTGTGGGCCATTCGACAGGCAATTAATGCAGCAACCGATCCTCAGGAAAGGGCGTATTTGGTTAAGCATTACGACAACGTTCTTATTAATGGAGAGTTGCGCGGCGACTTGAGTGGGGGCGCGTGGTACTCGTCTATTTATAATGCAGTGAAGCCGCTTGCAGACAAGGCATCTGCGTTTTATGACAAGCATAAGGGGAAGCTCGAGGCTGTCCGCCACGCTGTGCATAATTACCAGCAGGCACGAAAGAAGGCGCCTGGTTCACAGGAACACAGTCACGAAGCATCACATGCCGCTGCACAGGGTGCTTACGCAAAGGATGGAGCAAACATTGAAGGGTATGAAACAATTCACTCGTCGCCAACTATCAAGGCATATAAGAAGGCAGGTACAAACAACATTATTATCGGGGTACGAGGCACGGATGTTAAAGATATGAACGACATCAAAGCAGATATTTCAACTCTTAGTGGGTCATTGAAGGATACGCAGAGGTACAAGCAGGATGTTGAAGAGGTGAAGCGTATTCTGGCCAACAACCCGTCGTCGAATTTTCATGTTGCCAGTCACTCACTAGGCGCCGCTATCGCAGACCGTTTGATGGACGAATTTCCTGAAATTAAGACAGGGCGGGCATACAACGGTGCATTTGAGCCATACGCGTTTGTGCGAGATTCCCGACAGGAGCGCGTATATAACAACAATGATTTTCTCGGTCAACTTGGTCGTTATCTTCCCGGTGCGGAACACCGGTCTGATGAACCGCAGGGGGACTCCCCTGTGCCTGAACACAAGATTCCGACAATCATGCAAGCACTGCAGGATCACAGCCTGTCGGTTACCGGCGCAGGGGGGAAGTGGATTATTGAATGAACTTGCGCTGCACGCGCACTATTCGGAATTGCGCCGGGTGTTTAAAATATAATGTTTACTACATTACGCGCATTGTGTGTAATGGCTGCAACAGAGCAATTTGATTATTCCGCGCTTGCAGTTTCTTTGTATTATTCGGTAGCGAAAGACAAGTTGGATTGGGACAACATTGTTCCAACGTGTCTAGATCTTGGTGCCGCGCTCGAAGATGTTCGAAACGTCAACGGCGCTTACCGTCTTCAAGTTCTTCAAGAAGTTTTGCTGATTGCGTTGAATCGCGGTAATGTGGTAGATGATCGCAAGCGCAAGCTTTTTCAATTGATCTACGAGACAGTGCCGATTCTTATGCGTGGTGTTATTGCCGCTTCAAAGTCTCCTATAATTCGCGCCGCCGAGGAGGAAGTCGATAATTTTTGTTGTGGGCGCAGGAAGCGTAATTAAGACGTGCACGGAAGAGTAATTATGTTATTTTATTATGATAATTTATAAAGCATGTTGCCGTCAAAAACAAATGTGTTGCAAACGGCGATGGCCACTCCGCTTTCTGGTGGGGATTTGTCTCGGTTAATACCTAACGCACCTATTCATCCTTACAACGAACTTGAAAATGTACGGCGTCTTGATGAACTGTTTGGGTCCAACGGGTCTTGTTTTATTTTGTACCTAATTCAAAGTGAAACAAGCGGGCATTGGGTTTGTTTGCAGGATTTAGGCAACAAAGTCGAGTTTTTTGATTCATATGGAGGAAACGGCCGGCCTGATTCACAGCTTCGATGGGTACCGAAAAGTAAACGGCAAGATTGGGGCGAGGATTCGCCTCTTCTTATGCGGCTAATTCGTGAAAGCGGAAAAGAGTTAGTATACAACAAAGCAAAACTTCAAAAAGAATGCGATAATGTTACTACTTGTGGGCGTCACTGTGTCGTGCGTTTAATGCACGCAGCACATGCACTGCCAGAATATATTAACTGGTTGGAACGCAAAACAAATTCCCCTGATGAAACTGTAACTGAAATTACATATCGTTTGCTTGGGCATTAGATGGACGTATTGAATGGTATGAATGCTGCAGGCGCTTACGGTGGATTAATTTGGGCAATTTGTTTTGTAATTTACACGTTAACGCAGTGTAGGCGTAGAAGATTTCATTTGCTGTCGCGGTGTTGTGACCGAGACATGCTTGAAACTGATATTGGACAAAGTAGTCCTTTGCTAACAAGCAATTTAAATACTTTGGATAACGTTACTGTGCATGTATAATAGAGTGCGCGTGCGCACATACGGTGCACGCATAAAAATTAAAAAACAGTAGCATTTTTAAACAAGTAAAATGAAACGCTTTCGGGGCGAAGCGTTTTTGGACGCTCAAAACCCTGACCATTACTACTACAATGCAACTATTGTAAACATTTCAACCGACCCAGACCCAAGTACGTATCCAACTGTAACGTTTTCTGATAATCGCTCCGTCCCGCTTATTGGTGATATTGGCGAATATGAATTTTCGGTGGTCAGATTTACCACCGAAGGTGCTGGAAAGGCTTTGCCGGTATTTATGCCGCGAGTACAACTGAGACAGGTCGACCCTGATTTGACCGTATACTCAATGGGAATTGGGTATAACACAACCGTTGGAGATTACGATGGTTCAACACTATTTTTTACTGGTTACGCTTCGCGGTATGTAAAGTTTGCTACCGAGTGGGCGGGTGCCCCGCTTCCCGGTCCACCTTTGGTTGAGCAGGATGTCAAGGGTTTGTATTACAACGTTTCTTCAATTCAAAATTGGCTTGATCTAATTAATCAAACTACAGTTCTTTGCATAAATGACACTACACCGTATAATCCGGGCGTGTCTACTTATCAAATGACTGACAGCCTGCTCACGCAATACAACAAGTTTTGGAACGCAAACGTTGTTGGTTATTTTAAAATTGAAACTGGAATTAATGACACTTTGTCTTTCAGTTTGAATGGTACCAGTCTTACATTTATTATTCCTCCGGGTAATTATGGCATTAGCCAACTAGCTGATGCCATTCAAACTAGTATTCAATATTCTTTTCCTGGCATTCCAACGTTGTACGTGACATACGAAACTACCGTTGATCCAAGCGGCCAGGCTCAAGCTTACATGTATTTTCGTAATGTAAGCGGTGGTTCTAAAGACAGTATCCTTTTCAATGGAGACGTTGTTTCAGATGGTGTTCGAACGCTACTGGGGTGCGCAGCTACTTTTTACAACATTCCTGCTGATGGTACACCTGTTCTTATCAGTAGTTTGTTTCCTATGACACCCGGAAGTATTCCCACACCACCTGCATTCAGTCTCGCTGCTCCTGTCATTACTTATCAACCGACGTCTAATCTTTTCCAAGTGTATGCGCAGCGTGACATTTATGCAACAAGTGTTAGTCTTCAAACAGCGCAGCTGTACATGAACGAAAACACTCGCGATTTGTTTAACAATTTTCAGTTTGCATATCTTGGTGAGCCGAATGGTAAAATTTACCAACTTAAGTTTCAGCTTCAACCTGCTGAACTGAATGTGGTAACCGGACCAGACGAAATTCCACTCGTGTACATTACACAGGAGTCTGAATCTTCGTCGTCACTGTGGTGTCCGGTTCAAAATATTACATTTTGCAGTACGCTTATTCCGCTTGTACCGGAAAGTGAGGCACCCCCTTTGTACGTCGGCGGCAACGCTCAAAATTTTGGCGTCGGTGTGTCGTCCAACGTCAGTCGTATTATCACTGACATTAGCGCGGAAAAGACAAGTGCGTACAGTTACAATGGTTCTCTTGTTTACATTCCCCAGGGAGAGTATCGTATTGCCGATTTCCAAGGTTCTGGACCTCTGCGCGAAATCGAGGTGACGGTGTTTTGGAAGAACGCAATTGATGGTCGACTTTACCCTCTTCCGCTCCCTAACGGATCCATTGTGTCAATTAAAATGTTGTTTCGCAAGAAGATGTAAATGTTCGTGCACGCAAAGTTGTGCACGCTAATAAATTAATTATAAAACATTTACAAAGAAACGTGTGCATAAAATACACTGTTTTGAATTATTTTTGTGTTTTGTTTTTTATTTTTACAAGTACTTATACATTTAAGCAAGAATGGGTGATGCAAGCACGATTGACAAGCTTGCCGTGTACGATGATCGCATTATTCAGGCGCCGCCCAAGTACGGTATCGTGCGGGGCGCCAACTCAGTAAACTCTATGCCGTTTGACGCTAGCACCCAGTCTAGTTCCCAGCATCAGTACACTATCCAGGTTCCTAACCAGGGCGTGTTTGTTGACCGGTCTATTCTGTGGACCAGCACGGTGCAGCTTCAGGCTACTATCAGTTTTACAGTTGCAGGGGGCAGTGTAATTGAGAGTTTTGAGCCTGTCCTCAGCCCTGGTGACGTCTCGCTTGCGTCCTTTCCTCTTCATCGTCTTGTTAATGTCCTCAATGCTAGCATCAATAACCAGCAGGTCACTTTCAATGGTGACATTCTTGAGGAGGTTCTTCACCTAATTGACACAGATAGTGATCGTAATCGCCGTCTTTGCCCCACGGCGCTCGACACTACAAAGTATTACAACGATTCAATCGATCAGAATACCGCGCCGCTGGCTGCTGGTGAGACTACCACTGCCAACTTTGTTCCCAATGGCGCTTTTCCTGGCTTTGATTTTGTTACGAGTTCTGGTGATAATGCAGTTGTCACTGTTGGTGGCGCAGAGGGTACCCTGATTCCTATTACCGGCGCTCCGGCTGGGTGCTATATCGCATGGGCAACCACGTTTTCTCCTGGTTCGCCTACTATTGCAGTTCCGGGTGGGTACCTTATGTATTATAATTCAACTGGTACGGCGCTGGGTGCGGGCACTTATTCGTTTCCAGTTTACATGCGTTTTACGTCCACTGAGCGTCTTGTTCTCAGCCCTTTCATTTTTGCGGAGTGTCATTCGCGTGACACCGGGCTGTTTGGCATTAACAACATTCAGGTGACAATGTCGATTGCAAGTCCTAATACGACTGGGCACACTGGTCGCGTCATTCGTTGCTCTGGGTCTACACTTCCGTCTGGGCTGTCTGCATTTGGTCTTAGCAATCTGTCTTTTAATCAGACAAACGGCGTTGCTCCGTTTAAGAATTCTAAGATGACGTGTCAGTTTTTTGATCCCAACTGGAGTGAGCCGCTGCCGCCGCGTAGTATTGTGCCGTACATGGATTACACGCGATACATTAGCAGTGCTATTGGACTTACGAACGGGATTGCTGCTTACACTACCAATGGCGGCCCTACCGTCACTTCTCCTACCATCACGCTTCCGTACATTCCCGACCTGCTTATTATTAGCGTCCGCCCGACGCAGTATGCTAATGCCGAGACAGCCGATTGGTCTTACCCGATTAGCGGTATTCGCCTGCAGTGGGCAAACAGGTCCGGTCTTCTTTCCCAGCACACGCAGGAGCAGTTGTACGATATGTCGACAGCAAATGGTCTCCGTATGTCATGGAGCCAGTTTTATGGGGCTTGTTGGGGCCAGGGCGACGGGAAGGTTGTTCCGTGGGATATCCGTACTCCGAATCGGCCGGTAGCGGTTAAGTACCAGACTGCAGGCGGTTTCCTTGTCCTTCGGCCGGGTGTTGATTTCCCCCTGGATCCGTCGCAGGCCCCCGGCATGGTTGGCAACTTTCTTATGCAGGCCAACCTTACGCTGTCCAACCCGGCGCCTCTGCCCGTGGCCGCGGGCGATGTGCAGGTCCAGGTCATTGCAGTCAACTCTGGGTTTTTTGCAACGGTGTTTGGTACTTCTATGATTGTCCGTGGTGTGGTTATGCCGGAGGACGCTGTTCGCACCGACATTCAGGCGGCTGCGTCGGGTGAGGTCGATCGGTATGTTGGCGGTTCTTTTTGGGGCAAGATTAACTCCGGCATCCAGAAGGTAGTGCCTTGGGCTCGTCGCGTCGCACAGGCTGTCAAGCCGCATCTGAGCGAGCAGCATCAGGCTACTATTGACAAGGCCGATGAGTACGCCAAGAGCATGGGCTACGGTCGGTCGGGCGGAAGCTCGGGGGCAATTGGTGGCTACATTGGCGGCGCCCATGTTGGCGGTGTGAAGCGGCGCATGCTTGACCGTGTCGATCATTAACGACACCATCCCAACAATTCTACTCCTATATATATTAGCGTGCATGTGTGTAATTTATGTGAGTCAGTAGCGTAATGGTTAAAACGCAAGCGTCATGGCAGTTTGCAAGCTAAACACTTTACCGTTCACTTAACACTCATAGTCGAAATTGACGAGATGTATACTGCGGTGACGACCAATGTATAATCATCCTTCTAGTAAACTCACTAAGTGGCTAAAGTAGTGCAAAAATTAACAATGCAGCGTACCAATAACGGACTGCGTGTAAAAGATTTGCCAGCTTTCGTTCTAAGTAACAGTTAAAACCGTGTACTTAGCTATAATAACCGAGGAAGACCATCCTCGTTCGAAACTTTACTGACACATTTTTTTTTTCTTGTAGCTACCTACGATGCCCAACAACAAGACCTGGATTCTCGTCATCCCCACCCGGATTATTTTGCAAATTTGTCACAACGGCCTTTTGCTTGTAAATGTCAATGCCATTTGCACCGTACGCAAGAGCGTAATCAGGCTGGGGATGTTCAGCGTTAGAAGCCTCCTTTTGTGCAGTCTTCTTTGCTTGATCTGCCTCCAACTTCGAAAGTTGCGCAATAAGAGTTTCGAGTCTCCGCTCGCTACTGTGGCCATCATTAACCAATGCATAATGTCCCTTCGCAGTATCGTAGAGATAATCGTGACTGGAACCAGTTGGGGCATCGAACGAATTTGCACCATACAAATCATGCCGCACAAAATCACCCTTACGCAGTTGCAACTGAGATCCGTCCGGGTACATGTGGCCCTGCGTCATAACAGCGCCATCGTTGCTCGTGCGCTGACCAAAAGTGGGATTCGTTACAATAGGCGGCCTGTAAGGATCGGGCACATCATATCGAAGAGCTGTACGAGAATTCGCAATATAACCCGAAAGATAGGAAGCTGCGTTAGCTTGAATGATGTCTGCTCGCAAATATCCGCTGGGATCTCCATACTGCCCGCTGCCACGCTGAGTGGCTTGCGGATTTGCCTTTTCACTCATGTTTTAACGCTTTCAAATGCAGGATTATATTTATAAGTGCACGCTTGTGCACTAAACAAGTGCGCGTGCACGACACGGTGCACGCAAAAATAATTTTGTCATTGTCCTCGCACTATACCACATGGCGACGTCAGAGGCAACGACGAAGTCATCGCCCGGTGAAGCGCTGCATTCCGCCGCACAACACCCTCGCAAGCGCAAGGCAAATGCAAGTGACGTTGTAGACTTGTCCGCCATCAAAAACAAGTACCGTCGCATTTCCGAGCGCGATTCCGGGGCAAAGGCAAGTTACCGTTCTAGGTACGTCCACGACGACGATTATGGCGAGGAGGACAGTGATGATGCAGGCGACGACGACTGCGATGATGAAGAGGAAGACTCCTGCAGCGACGACGAGGAATCCGGCGACGACGTGTTCTCGTTTTCAAGCAGCTCATCGACAGGCGACGACACTGAGGATTCGAGTAACTCTAGCGTCTCGTACAGTGACGACGATGAAAACGACAGTTTGCTTGAAGATTCGGTGGACATCCACGAGGATGAAGGTGAGTCTAATAACAACGACGACAAACCGCGATCCCGCCGCGATTCCGACAACGGCGACGACGACAAAGTAACCAAGTTCTTTACCGACATTTCCGGGAAATTGAAGACCGTAACAAAAATGCTTCACTCCGTTGCGGATGAAATCGACAAGTTTTCGCATGCATAACTTTATACGTTAAATATGCGCTTGTATGTAAGCACGTTTTCACTAATTTTTGTAGACGAACCATACAAAATCCACCGAGTTAGCGTAGCTTCCGACGTCGGAGACGCGGGGTGTGGAGTCCGCAAAGGTGGCGCATGACGCATTATGTATGCAGCCCGTTGAGCTTTGTCGTGTGTTTGAGTATAATCCGGACAATGCACAGAGCCAAAATGAATGTGTATTAGTACACCCGTTGAAGTTTCAAAGTTAGCAACAAACCGTTTTCCTTGCACACTGCTCGGTTCTACCGTTAACAGTTTCATATCCCCCGTTGTAAATTATCCGTTTGTGCAACAAACACATAAAAACAGCTTAAAAAAGCGTGCACAAGCCTGTAATTTTCTATTTATAGCTGTTTATGACAAAAACCGACGTCTTTCTCAAAATGGCGGCTTATTTGTATTTGTCCAAAACTAAAACGCATGAGAAAGATAAGCCAATTGCGTGCGTCGAGGGCGGCTCGCTACACGGTAACGTGCTATTTTATTCACTTCAAAAACCGATTGAAGTTAAAGATTTTAAGTATCAAGGCGAACGCGACCTTCGCATTTACAAAGCCGCTATTGCGAGCGCGAGTGGAAACAAACGTGCTCGCGACGGCACCCAATTTATTGACGTTGTCGACGCTGCTTTGACCGCGCGAACACCACCCAGTGAAGTTCCCGGGTTGAACGACAAACAGCGAGCTGTGTACCAGGATATATACGACGACTATGTATTCTCTCGACGAGTAGTGCTGCCGTTTGGCTGTCAATATCGACTGTTGGTTGATCCGTCTCCGGAACATCGGCAGGTTTATTATGTAGCTGGAAAGTCAGGTTCCGGCAAGTCGTGGATTGCGCGACAGCTAGCAGAATCATATCACCGTTTTTTCCCAAGCCGCCCTATTTACCTGTTTAGTCAACTCAAGGAGGACGAAACGCTTGATACTATGAAGAAAAGCGAAGGACGCCCAGTTCGAATTCCGTTGTCGTCATTTCTCGAAGCAATGCCAAGCGTAGACGAAGCTGTCGACGCTATGTCTATTTTTGACGACTACGACACCGTCGAGGGCGACGAGGGTAAAATTTTGCGAACTTTTATTGACGAGATTGCTACAATGGGCCGGCACAAGCGTGCTACTATGATCTGTGCTAGCCACCACCTTACAAATTACTCCCGGACCCGTCTGATTCTTAGCGAAACAACGCACTTCGTAGTGTTTCCACAAGCTACGGGTAAGAAACGGTTGCAGTACCTTCTTGAATCTTACGCAAGCATGGATCGCGAAGAGATCGAGGGGTTGTATGGAATTCAATCGCGATGGGTGTGCATTGGAAACGC